CATCATCGACCAGCTGGAAGACATCCCCGACGACTGGGCTCTGGTCGCTGTAGGCAATGACAAACGCCCTTACATGCCCGAATGGCAGAAGCGGCCACTCACCAAGCAGCAAGTCGCCGCAGAGCTTGAATCAGGCCGTGCCGTTGCTGTTGGCGTCATCGCTGGCCCTGCATCCGGTGGCCTGCTATTCGTCGATCACGATGGCCTAGGCGCTTCGCAAGTGCTCGAAACGCTCGGCACGCGCCTGTCAGAACTTCCAAAGTCATGGGCTGTCACCTCAGGCCGTGATGGTCGCCTACAGATCATCTACCGCGTCCCTGAGCCGTACTGGGAACAGATCCGCACCACCAAGCTACGCAGCACCACAAAAGGCGAACAACTGGAACTTCGCTGGGCAGGCTGCCAATCAGTCGTCATCGGCAAGCATCCCATCACTGGCGCCTACCGCTGGCTTCCGAATCGCGCACCCGGTGATCTGCCCATCGCAGAAGCGCCATCCGTCCTGATCCAGGAGATGCTGCGCACACCATCTGCGCCGCTGCTCCACACGCCGTCAGATATCGACGAAACCGAACGCGCTCGCGCTTATCTCGACAACATCCCCGCATCAGCAGCAGAGGATTACGACGAATGGCTCAAGGTCGGCATGGCCCTCCATTCAGTAGGTGATGACGCACTCCTCGCAGATTGGGTCCAATGGTCGTCAGCATCCGGCAAGTTCAAACCTGGCGAATGTGAACTGAAATGGCAAACCTTCAAATCTGACGCTGGCGGTGTTGGCCTCGGCACCCTCCACCACATGGCCGGTGGTCTGCATCCACGCAAAGCAGCCATCAGCGCACTCAAGGCAGCACTAGGACCAACACACGAAAAAGTTCTCAAGGCTGAGAAATCATCCGCGTCTCAGATGCTCAAACTTGAGCCTGATGAGCTGCTTCGGATGCTCAGGCAGCAGCTCGGCGATCGCCTCAGATACAACATCTTCACCCACAACGTTGAGATCGACGGTCGCCCTGTTGAAGATCTGGAGCACTACTACCTACAACTTGCAGATCAAGCCGTTAAGGCATCGAAAGAACTCGCATCAGATTCGCTCGTTTACATCGCCCGAGAAAATCAATTTGATCCCGTCCGCGCCTACCTCGATGATGTAGCCGATCGAGTCGAGCCCGCATCTATCGATCACATCGCCAGCAAATATCTGCGGCCATCTGATCAACCCGGCTCGATCTATGACGAGATGCTCCGCTGCACCCTTATCGCAGCAGTTCGCCGCATCTATGAGCCAGGCGCTAAGCACGACGCCGCAACTGTGCTCATGGGCGCTCAGGGCTGCGGGAAGTCCACCTTCTGGCGCAACCTTGGCGGGCCGTTCTTCTCTGATGCTTTACGCGACGTCAGCAGCAAAGACGATCTGATGGTGCTGCACCGCTGCTGGCTCATGGAATGGGCCGAACTGGATCACATCACCGGCAAACGTCACGCCGGACAGGTCAAGGCTTTCCTGTCGCAGCAGACCGACACCTTCCGCGTTCCATACGGCAAGACCACTGAAGACTTCCCACGTCGCTCCATCATCGTCGGATCGACCAACCGTGAAAGCGGATTCCTTGTCGATGACACCGGTAACCGTCGCTTCTGGGTCATCCCCGTGACTGTGCCGCAGATGATTGAAGTCGATGATCTGCTGATCCAGCGCGATGCCATCTGGGCAGGTGCTGTGGCTGCATATAAGGCCGGTGATCGCAACTTCCTAAGCAATGACGCCGCTAAACAAGTCGAATCCGAGAACGCCACCTACTTGGTGGAGTCGCCATGGCTGGCTCCGATCCGCGAATGGCTCAACAGGCCAATAAATGCCGGAAACCCGGTCACAACTGAACAACTGCTGACAGAGGCTGTCGGTAAGCCTGTCGAGCGCCAGTCTCGTGCGGATCAGATGCAAGTTGCGTCTATTTTGAGAGACATGGGAGCCACCCGGAAGCGTCAATTGTTCGCTGGGGCACAGAAGTGGGTCTATTGCCTACCTGAGCGGGAAGGGTAGGCAACCTCAGATCCACTGGGGGGCAGGGGGTTTTCCTATATCTCCTACCTTCCTACCTTATATATATATATATATTAAATAGGGAGAAGGGGGTAAAAGGGGTTATATAGCGAGGCGTAGGCAATGGTGGGAAGTAGGCAAGAGGTGAGCAAGTCCTGAGGCTGTCTCATGTGCGACAGGTGAGACGGCCTTATCCTTGACCCATGGCTCAAATCACCGCAACCGCTGAATGGGACGTTGACGCACTCAACGCCTGGCTCTCTGGCTATCAGAGGCAGCTACCCTTCGCCACCTCAAGGGCTATCAACAGCGTTGCCTTCGACGCAAGAAAGGCCATTAACTCCGGCACGAAAGGCGCATTTCATAACCCCGTTAAATTCACTCAGTCGGCTTTTTTGGTTCAAAAGTCTGACAAGCGCACCTTGACCGCGTTTGTTTTTGCGCAGGACGAAAAGGGCAGGGACCGCGCCCGCTACCTACGATTCGGCATCCAAGGCGGCTCACGCCCGCAGAAGGGCATGGATGTGTTCTTTGAGCGTGGTGTGCCTAATGACGGCACCATCCCCGCTGGCGCCTACTTCATGCCCACGTCGCTGGTGAAGACCAATAGCGCAGGCAACATCACCCAGGGCACACTCAGGCGGATTACCGCTGGCCTCAACAGCAATTCACGCGGGGGATTCTTCATCGGCACCCCAAAAGGCGGCAGCCGACCGCCTGGCATCTATCGACGCAGCCGTGAGCAGTTGTTCCCCTACTTCATCGCGACGACAGACAAGCCTGATTATTCAAAACGCTTTGACATCAAAGGAATTGGAGACAAGGTGATCGCTCGCAATTTCCAAAAGCATTTTGACGCGGCGATCAGTCAAGCAATCGCGACGGCTCGCTGAATTTTTTTCGGGTCCTTCTGCGGCATAACAATGTGGGTCGTTCGTTCGCGCAGAATTTTTCTAGCGTCGAGACTCATCAACTCTTATTGAGACTGGCCTCAGACACACGGCCATCTTTGCCGGTAGATGATTAAATTAAGAGTGATTTAGGCATGATAGGAAACATTGCTGATCACTTTCAAGGAGTTAGCACTAATCAAGGGATGCTCAGCGCCAGCTGTCAGCTATGCGGTGAAGCACGGTCGGATAAGTGATGCAGTCGTTGAGAAGGATGGTCGCCGCTGGCTTGATCGTGATTTGGCGTTGGAGCTATGGGACAAAAACACGCTGCGAAACAACAACGCAAAGATCAGGGAAGGCGATCCGATACCAAAGCCCCCGAAGGATGCAGGCGAACTGAAGGATGCAATCAACAAACTGCCTGATGATGCGATTCCTGAGCTGAATGAGAGCAGGGCACGGCGTGAGCACTATCAGGCGGAGCTGGCGAAGTTGCAAGTGACGCAACAACGCGGCGAGTTGGTGCCGGTGGATGAGGTGAAAAAAGAAGCGTTCAATATCGGTCGATCAGTGCGTGAGGCATTGGCGAATCTGGCGGATCGGTTGAGCCATCAGCTGGCGGGCGAGACGGACCCGGTGATCATTCACAAGCTGCTGAGTGATGAGCACCGCTCGGCGCTGGTGGAGCTGTCTGGGGGTGAGGGATGAGCGTTTGGGGTGATGGGTTCCGTGATGGCTTGCGGCCTGAGGCGCAGCTAAGCGTGAGCCGATGGGCGGATGAGTATCGGATGCTGAGCAGCAAGGCAAGCGCGGAGCCTGGGCCATGGCGCACTAGCAGAACGCCTTACCTGATGGAGCCGATGGACTGCTTGAGTAGCAGCTCAACAGTGCAGCGTGTGGTGATGATGTTTGCGGCGCAGACCGGCAAGACAGAGGCAGGCAGCAACTGGCTGGGCTATGTGATCGACCATGCGCCTGGGCCGATGCTTTGTGTTCAGCCGACCGTAGAGATGGCGAAGCGGCTGTCAAAGCAGCGGCTGGAAAGCATGATCCAAGAGACGCCGTGTCTGACGGCGAAGATCGCACCGGCACGGAGCCGAGATAGCGGTAACACGATGTTCAGCAAGGAGTTTCCCGGCGGGATGATGCTGCTGACTGGTGCCAATAGTGCAACGGGTCTGCGATCAGCACCGTGCCGGTACATATTCGCGGATGAGATCGATGCGTTTCCTGCTGATGTGGATGGCGAAGGCGATCCGGTGAGTTTGGCAGAGAAGCGTGCCACGACATTTGCGCGGCGAAAAATTTTGCTGACCAGCACGCCAACGGTGAAGGATCACAGCCGGATTGAAACGGAGTATCTGCGAAGTGATCAGCGGCGGTTCTTTGTGCCGTGTCCGAAGTGCGGGGAGATGCAATGGCTGAAGTGGAGCCAGATCAAGTGGGAAGACAATGATCCGCAGACGGCGAAGTATGAGTGTGAGAAATGCCATGAACGATTTACGGACATGCACAAGCCCGCCATGCTGCGGGCGGGTGAGTGGCGTGCCACTGCCCCTGGGGACGGGAAGACGAGGGGATACCAGCTCAGTGGGCTTTACAGCCCGTTGGGCTGGTTTTCTTGGGCGG